GGGGGTATGTGGTGGTGCCCTGCCTCCATCTAAGGATTATATCATCGTTTGAACCAGGAAGGAAGACCTAAATGTGGACGTTTGTCAAACATGTTATCCTTCGCTCCTGGGGTTTTACGATTGTTATAATGCAGAAAAACCTGTACGCATTCTTTACCTTTAAACTTTTCTCTCCAATGTTCTAATTCTATACCCCTATAAACCAACATATCTCCAGGTTTTAGATCTACCCTAACACCTTTTGCTTTACTAGCAGTCGTAATATTCTTACCGTCTGGCGCACCAACATTTTCATTTGGGCTCAGATATATTGGCCAATCATCACCACCAAGATTCATGGTCGTAGATATCTCACAGGAGAATCTATCCTTGTGTCTTTTAAGTTCATCACCTTTTTTATATATTCTTGCATAAGTATAATTTGGATCTAATTTTAATCCTGTAGCCTTCTCCATTATCGGTTGACATTTTAACATCAAAGTCTCCATGGCCATGTTTGCATATTGAGAATAAGTGCCAGGGATCTGTTCATTAGCTCCTTCGTAGTGACCTATTATGTTCTCAAATGGTGAGAAGTATTTGGCTTGACGACAGGTGTCATAGACCTGTTTCTGCATTCTAAAATAATTTGCAATAAAAACTGCTAGGTCTTTTGATATGGCTTGTTTAATAATTGTATATTTTTTTTTCTTAAACATCTTTTGCCATCTCTTTAGGAACAGCCTGTATATTCCAATGTATAAATCTAAATGGTTCTATACCAAAATCCACTGCATATTCATGTTCTAGATAACCTGGAAATATAATTAATGTTCCTGGTTTAGGTTTAAGATGAAATTGTTCGTGACCTGGCCATACACCTTTTAAGTTTGGTTTAGTTTTTAATTTTGTACATCTTGCACCAGTCTTTGGTTCATGAAATACTGGATAAGAAGTTTTATCACTACATTTTAAAAAATAGAAACCCGATACATGTTGATTCCAATGTATATGAGCAGAGTGATGTCCACCACCTTTTTTAGCAAACTCTTGTACCCACAACTCACTAAACATAGTTGTGTACTGTTGCATGTCATAACCCTGGTGATCTAGATACTCCCAAGACTTTTGACCGATATAATTTCTAAAATCTAAAAAATCATTATCATTTGTAAGTGGTGTTGAATGATATGATCTTCCAAAGTCACCATTTTTTTTTATAAATTCTTTTTCTCTCTTACGAGCATCACTAATATATTTGTTACTCGCTTTGTTTAAAGATTTTACAAACTCTGGTTTTTCTTCACTCCATATTACAGTTGGAAAATAACTATTTATAAACATTATTTAAAAGGCCTCCCTAAATGCCATACTACAAGACTATATCTTGTGCCTGATGTTACTGGTTTAACTCTATGCCACACAAATGAAGGAAATACAATAATAGATCCTTTTGGTAATATCTCTTTACATTGTATTCTGTGTTTTGATTCGTCTCGCATATGTGGATCATAGTTTCTAAAATCAAACTCTAATTCACCACCTTGATATTCTGAACCATCTGTTAATTGACAGGTCATAGATAGTTTTCTAATTTTACCATGTTCAGGTGTATCCGGTTTATCATAGGGTTTATCCCAACTATCACAATGCCAATCGTAATATTGATTTAGTTTATATTTTGTAAATTGACAGGATTCACTTCTGTCCCACTCAAAATTCCAACCAGCCATTTCGTTTGCTTTATGTACATATGGATGTAATTCCTTATATATCCATGTATCATTGAGCCATACCAAATCAGACTTTCTTTTACGTTGCATATTTTTGATTTCATCTTCTTTTAATTTTTTATCACCATAACCACCTGTTCTAGCCATAACTTCTTTTTGTTTATTAGCATAAGCTATAACATCATCACAAAATCTCGGTGTTAACACACCACTAAAATACCAATAGTAATTAGATATATTCATAGGTTATTGTTTGCACAAAATTCAAACTATCTTTTTGATTATTA